GATCTCGCCAACGAACATTTACAAGTCTACTCCGTGGACTTGGCTCATCGATTGGTTTTCAAATGTCGGGGACAATATTGACCTCGCAAATGATATGCTTCTCGATGGAGTCGCGTCCCGATATATGTACGTTATGAGGCATTCCGTTAGGAGATTGATTTTAGCAACTTCAATCTTCTATTGGGAACGTCCCATTAATCTGGAATGGAATCGATTCTTCGAAACCAAACAGAGACAACGTGCATCATCTTCCTTCGGTTTTAACTTGCTGCCGAAAGATCTTTCGGCTAGGCAATGGTCAATTCTTGCTGCCTTAGGACTATCTCGGTCCAATTTAGCGGCAAGATCCTAACTCGTGGTCGCTTCGAATAACTTGCGGCTTGGTAATCCGTAAGCTGCGATCACCTAACTACCATACTTCTGGAGGTTAGACAATGGCTTTTGGCGATCCACAAACTGTTACTATCAATGCGGTTGCCCAATCACTTCCGCGTATTCAGGTTTTGGAAAACGGAACAAAATCCGTATATTCCAAAGCTGATGGTACTTGGAAGATGACTATTTCCCATAAAGCTATCGGTAAGGACCGAGTTAACTCTATGGTGAGACTGGACCAATTAGCTGTGGTTCCGGACCCGTTGACTTCTGTCAACGATTACGAAACTCTCAGTTTTTGGCTGGTATTTGACCGCCCTTTGGCGGGCTTTACTCAGACCCAGTGCGAGCAAATCGCGGCCGGCTTAAAAGCCTGGCTCGACAACACTGCCATAGGGAGGTTGTTTGGACGAGAGTCTTAATTTCGTCCATCTACATTCCTATGTCAAAAGCTTCAAAACTGACTAAGATCCTCTCTGGAATCAGACATGCTCAAGAAATTCTTGACTTGCTTGATTCTGTCGTGGATGTTGATCGATTGATCGGCATTTCCAACGCACAAGGACCTCTGGCTAAAGTTATCAAGTCTGTTCTATCTGAAAAGATGGATGAGCTTGAGCACGAAACCCAGAGTTCCTCTCCTTCCAAGGGGAGGAAGAAGCTTCCCTCTAAAAAGGGAGGCGGTTAGGTGTTGTGATAGACAGTTTGCTTTACCACTTCTTGTGGCAAAGGAGCTAAGAGCCGTTGTTTTGAAGTCCACCTCTGTTCGGAGGGAACTTGAAAAGCAACGATGAGAACAATGTTCTCCGTAGTGACCTGCTAGAAGTGGCGCTTGCGATCTATCATGATGCATGCGCCAGCTGCCTCGCTGTCAACTCTGATTTACGTGATGTTAAGACATTGACATCACGAGTCAAAGATGAAGGTGTATCGTTTTTAACGATTACACTCCCCACCTTTGCTAAGGACTTCGAAAGAAGCCTAGCAGATGGGGTAGTTGGCCCAAATCTCTTTCGTAATTTCCGAAAAAGAGGAGCAATCCCTGCATTTTTGCAAGGTATGCTCGGCCAAATCTTTGACTATGAGACAGGGAGAATTTATGAACAAACTACAACTGCTTCAAATGATGTCCCCACTATTATTGCTTGCGTTAGACAAATATGTCTTGCATTCAAGAAAGTGGAACTTCCGTGTACGCCCGAACGGGCACAAGCGGCATTTGATAGTTTTGCCACAATTGAGCAGTCCTTTGAGATGTCCTCGGTGTCGAGAGAAGATTCCAAGTTATTTGATTTGGTTTCCTCTTTGCTTTGGGATGGCATGTTTAACGATTTTCACGTTGACATGCTTAGCCTTAGGCATGGACCCGGCACCACTGCTGAAGGAATTACCGGAAATCGGAAATTCATTTGGCAGCGCTGGCACGAACGTCTCGAAGTTTACTTTCCCTTCTTGGGTAATGCCTATCCAATAGGCGCTTACCCTTCGAAGGACTTCGAGGATGTAGCGTTCGTACCGGAACATTTGGAACAACCAGTCAAGGTTGTCCAGGTTCCGAAGACACTCAAATCACCCAGAATCATAGCAATTGAGCCTGTTTGCATGCAGTATGCACAACAAGGAATTCGATCCTACCTTTACGATAGGCTTGAATCTCATCCGATTACAGGTGGTCATGTAAATTTTCGTGACCAGTCTATTAATCAGAAGCTCGCTATGAGTTCTTCGACTGACGGTCGATTAGCAACGATCGATCTTTCCGATGCCAGTGACCGTGTTCCTTTTGCGGTCGTGAAGCGTCTGTTTCAATCTAAC